AGGGAGATATGCTTTGGTAGCAAGGTCTTGGGCGGCTGTTGGATTACCAGCCCCAGTAATCTTTGATGTCCCCATCGCTATTGCACCAGACATCGTACCGCCTGCTAAAGGCAGCTTCGCAGCTATTGAGTTCGTCACGGTGGTGCTAAATGAAGCATCATCGCCAAGAGCGGCCGCAAGTTCGTTAAGTGTGTTTAGCGATGCGGGTGAGCTATCAACCAGGTTACTGACTGCTGTGTCTGCGTAGCCCGTGTAATAGGCACCGTGCTGACCATCCAACAGGTCTGCGTCCAGGGCGGAAGCCGCACCATCGACAGTCTTGATTGCAGTCAGTATCTGCGCTGCTGTCTGGTCACCAGTGGAAGAAGCCTCGATGGCATTTAGCTTAGTGTGGTCAGCATCAGTGAACACATTGCTGTCCGTGGCTGCCTCTACGGCGGCCCTGATTTCAGCAGCGGTTTGATCCGCCGTGGCTGAGGTTTCTATTGTATCCGCTTTGCCTGCAAAATCGGCTAAGTCGCGTGCTTTAGTCATATCCTAAGCCTCCAATGCTGTTATTCGTGCTTCTAATTCTAGTATTGTTTTGACAAGCAATGGTACGATTTTGGACTGATCTATTCCCTGCATTACAGCAGCGCCATCATCGTCAACTGCATCTTTAGCACCAGTGACACACTCAGGTATAACTTCCTGTGCTTCATGTGCCAGAAATCCATCAACTGTTGTGTTGGCATCAGCAATAAAGTTAAATCTAGCTGGCTTGAGTTGCTTTAATCGAGTGGTTGCATCCCAATCGTAGACTACGTTTTCTTTTAGTCGGTAGTCTGATGAAGTGTTGTAGGCCACACCAGATGTAGTACAGTAAATATTACCAATTTGAGAATTTGAGCTATTAGACATGAAGGCAAAATAATAGCCATTGGCGACCGAAGTTGTCCCGCCATAGCAAACATAATCTGCATTACTAACTTCAGTCTTTATTCCATTTTTACTGCTGTTAGTTTTAACCTGGATCATTGCTGGGTTCAGCAAGGACATAATGTTATTCGTGTGATTAACCTTGATTTCGCCAGATACAAACTCAAAAGAAGTTGAAGTAAATTGTATAGGTACATTAGCTGACCGAGCGTCATTGAGTGCTGATAGCCTTAATTTACCGCCCGAAGTCTCAACCTCTAGGTTTTGGTTAGTCCCAGCTTTTACTATTAACTGTGTGTTACCACCAGTTGATGGGGTCGCACCAATACCCACATTGCCATTGGCGTCGATGCGCATACTTGCAGCGCCGCCAGCACTAAAACTAAGTGTATTAGCCCAGAGGTCTATATTCTTAGAGCCTTGCTTTGATGCTATCTGTAATGCTGTACTACTTGGTGCAGTAAACTCAAAACCATGACTGCCTGATGTTTGTAAAATAGCTATGGTGCCATTCCCAGAGCGGGTAACATCCAGCCCATCGCTGGTCAAAGTACCCGTGATGTCAGCGCCTGTGGCCGTTGTCTCAATCTTCTTTACGTTATTATGATATAGTTCCACAGCGCCATCTGGATTTAACGATATGCTATTTTCTCCAGCTTTACCCTGTAAACGTAAAATTCCTGTGGCGTTAGAAACATAGGACCCACCACCATCATGATACACCTGGAGGTCAGACCCAGCGCCAAATATGGCTTTGTTGTTGTCGCCAAAGGTCACGTTGCCTGTGACAGCGCCGCCAGCTTTCGGTAACGCAGCATTGGCAGTATTCGTAGTAGTCGTTAATACTGAATCGCGTGTGGCTATATCTACACCATCGAAAGTGCTGTTCGTAGTTACCGCACCCGTTAATGCACCACCGCTCTTAGGCAGCGCATTAGTAGCTAATACCCCGTCAGCCGCAACATCTCTGCCATCTATAGTCGAGTTGGTTGTCACGGCACCAGTAAAGGCTCCACCAGCTTTTGGCATTTTGGTAGCCAAGGCAGTGGTCAGGGTAGAATTATACGAAGCGTCATCGTTGATGGCCGCCGCAAGCTCGTTTAAGTCGTTTAGCGTCGAGGGCGCACCGCCAATTAGCGTAGTGATTTTATCAACGACGTAGGCAGTGGTGGCTATCTTTGTGCTGTCGTCACTTTCAGCTTGTGTAGTCGCAGTGGAAAGGCGTGCGGCTGCTATGGTTCCAGTGAGGTTAGCCGCTGGTAAATCAATCCCAAGACCTTCGATGTCGCTCTTAGTTTGATCTGCAGTGGCTGAGGCCTCGATTGCATTCAGCTTTGTATGGTCAGCATCAGTAAATACGTTGCTATCGCTAGCTGCTTCAACGGCTGATCTAATTGCCGCATTTGTAGGGACATCAGATGCCCGCGACAGTGCAACCCACGCACCAGCATGGGCATAGTAGGCCAGGCCAGTGGCGTGAACGTGGGCAAACATACCGTGATAAGTAGAGGCAGATGGCAAGTCGCTGACAGCAGAATAGAGGTTCGAGTAGAGCATCTTTCCTGTCGTGGTTAGGTCTGTTGAACCTAAGTTTGTTGACCCAGTGACAACCAAGTTTGCGAGTGTAGTGGTGCCAGTAAAGGTCTGGTTAGCGACCGAGAAAGTCCCAAACGCCACAATCTCAATTGTGTCCCCAACTGCACAACCACTGCTTAAGCTTATGGACGAACCATTTGTGGCAGTGAAGTCTGTTACATAGAGTTTTGCACCGTTTTGCCAGATATCAACAAAGCCAGAGTCATATGTCGCGGCAAAGGTAGTTTGGTTCGCCGTTGCAATATAGGTCTTGCGCTCAGATGTGCCGTTGACTGACGATCCAGCCGCGCCCCAGCCACCTGATCCGTAGACCATCATGACGTTAGTCGTAGTGTTGAAATAGAGCATACCAATTACGAGTGATCCACCACCCGTCGCCGTGGTAGGTGCTGATGAATGCGCTCCAAGGTAATTACCAGTTATCAGCAAGGCTGCGTTCTTTGCAGCGAGGGCTGTGGTTGCTGATGCAGCAGCGGCGTTAGCACTAGCTGTGGCTGCTGTGTTCGCACCAGAGGCCGCTGCTGCTTCATTGCGGTATCCGAGGGCCTGGCTGGCAGAGGTTGCGGCTAACTGCTGACGCGACAGAGCTAGGGCGGCATTAGCAATTGCTACGGCCTCTGCGTCTTCAGCATCAGCTTGGGCAGCTAGTGCTGCTATTTTTGCTTGATTTGAAGCAGCGGCACTAGTAGCAGCGGCGGACGCAGAGCCAGATGTTGCTGAGGCAGCCGTAGTGGCCAAGCCCTCTTTTGTACTAGCTACAGCAGCGGATGCAGATGCCTCATTAGATTTTGTAGTTGCAGTATTTTTGAATACTTCGGTGGCATCGTGTAAAACCTGAGTGGCGTTCTTCAGAGCCGTAACATCGTTCTTTGTGGTGTTAGCAGTAGAAGCAGAGCTTGCAGCATTTGTAGCAGAGGTGGCCGCACTGTTCTTTGCAGCAACTGAAGCATCCTTTGACACTTCGCTTGCATTTGCAAACCCAGCCGCCGTGTTACTTTTATCAGTTGATAATGCTGCTTTTTGTGAAGCAAGGAGTGCAGAAGCGGCTGCATTTGTTGCGCTTGTCCCTGCGGCGTCTACACTGGTTTCTATGGCTGTGGACTGCGTGGCGGTAATACCAGTGCCACTAAAGAAGCTGCTGTTTGACATTCGTTAATCCCTTTTAATCTGTGTACTGTGTGGTTGGGCGCATAGCCTGTGTGCCTCCACTCATTTCAGAGGTGTCAGCTTGATCTTGTATTTCTGTTAGGAACTGGCCAGCCCTAGCTTCAAAAGTAGCGGATCTTTCATCAATGAAGTAGTCGGCTGCATAACCAAGAGCCGCGTATATCAAAGCATCAGAACCTACTGTGGTAAGCTGATTGGTACTGGCGTCATTGGCTAATGCTGTGAACTCAGCGTAGTAGTCGAGGGTCACTGTTCCTGTAGTTGGCTGTGGGTGTATTAAGTAGGACGCTTGAACCCTACTAAAGAACCGAGGCTGACCCAGTTCTCCAGTCTTTTGGTTCTCTACCATTTCCTTGACTGGTATCCGTTGAAGCCCAACACCATTTGAATAAATTTCGATAGCGGCGAGGAAATCAGTCGGTAGCTGTAGAGCTCCAGTCCCTGATACGTTTGCAACATTATAGGTCTGTTGCTTCTCCATACTGGGAATTCTTATTGTCCGCGTGATGCGCGTTAGGGCTTGGTCAATAAAGGTGTCAGCCAAGGCATCAGTACAGTCACTGCGATTTAAGAGGGCCTTCATGTGCGCTCGTAGTGTACCTTTATTCATCAGGTAGTCCTCTTCTTAACTGTCGGTTTCTTGGCAGACTTCTTTAGAGATGCTTGAGTAGGTGCACCTTTTGCCCCAGGTGTTCTCATCTTTTCATTTGAACCCGCTGCAATGCGTGCCCTCTTGTTGTGTATGTTAACCCACAATCCAGCTTTACTGCCCATCCGATTAAATCCTTTTGTCAGTCGCCATGAATGCACCTAAGTCCTCAGACTGTAACTTCTTAACGATCTGGGGGCCTGTGGCCTGCCACATATCGAAGCCTTCGCGCATCCACCTTTCAACTACGACAGTCGGGATAGATGCAACTCTATGGTACTCTCCAATTCGCTGCTTGGTACTTTCGTTCCGTGCGTCTTTGAGATCATCCAAGAATGCTTGGGTAATGTTCTGTGTATGCTTCCTAGTCACGCCACCAGTTTCCCAAATGAAATCAGTGTCTGACTGTTGTAGTTCTGTAGTCATGGTTTTGCTTCCTTTAAAATAAAAAAGGCCCACCCAAGAGCACACAACAAGGAGAGCAAAAACCTGTGTGAAACTTGGGTGGACCATAGCTAAAAGCCAGTTAATACCTGAGCCTTTAGTTTGAGCTTATGACAGACCAGAGATCTTGATCGAGTCGCCAAAGTTCATGTGCTTTACTGACATTTCGCCAACAATTTGGTGCTTATCGCTATCACCAGATTTTGCTAACAGTGTGCGAGTAAATGGACGCAAGGATGTCAACTTAAACATACTTGGGTCAATCAGTAGAGCGTGAGTTGTTTTAAGCTGCCTGTTAAGGACAACGCGATATTCGCCATATGGGCTACAT